GATATAGATAATGGTATATGGGGGGTTTATGCTGGTAATGGTCAAATGCCTCCTAATTGGGAAGATGAATTCTATGCCCAATTTACTACAGCAGACAGTTTAGTATCAGATACTGTATTTTTTACTCCATATCCATGTACACAAGGTTGTACAAATGGAGATGCTCCTAATTATAATCCATGGGCAAATGTAGATGATGGTTCTTGTGGAGGTCAAGCATGTGATATAGGATATACTTCTATAACAGTAGATATAACTTTAGACAACTGGCCAGGTGAAACAGGATGGTCAATTGTTAGTGGTGGTGTAATAGATGAACATGCTGCTGGAGATTATGACTATCAAGATATAGGTCAAACATTTTCATATTCTTATTGTGTAATGGAAGCTGGCTTTGAATTTATTGTTTCAGATACATATGGTGATGGAATGGCGGGTTCTACTTCAGGCGGAGATTTAGATGGAGATATTGTTATAAGAGGATGTGATGGAGAAATAATAACTCAATTATCTGATGGTGATTGGGTAAATGGAAATCAAGAAAATACAGGTGTTGGATTTGGTAGTGTAGCTTATTCAACTTGGCAAGAATCTACCATATGTGAAACAGAAGATGTTTTAGGTTGTACTGATCCAACATATCAAGAGTTTAATCCAGAAGCTATTATAGATGATGGTTCCTGTCTTACAGAACATATATATGGTTGTGTAAATGAAAATGCTTTTAATTATGATGAAAATGCAACAGCAATGGACATATATCCTAATTGTAACTATGAATTATGGATAGGAGATGCAGCTGCTGATGGTTGGGGTAATTCATTTTTAGGAGTTGTACAAGGAAATAATCAATGGACATTTACAATGGGCCCAGGAGAATATGAACAAACATTCCCTATATGGTTAGAAACAGATAAACCAGTAAAAATATTTTACTTTGAAGTAGGTGGAGTACAAACTCCTCCAGAAGAAGTAGAGTTTCAGACACTCCATAATTCATTTAAGCTAACAAATTCTAATGGTGTTATATTAATGTATGAAGGATGGAATCCTTTTGCAGACAATGGTCAAGGTGCACTTCAACCTTTTGAACCTCCTTTCTTTGAAACATATCAAGCAATGCCTTTCTGTGGTACTCTTTGTATTCCTACAGTAGAAGGTTGTTTAGATGCTACAGCACTGAACTATAACGAAGAAGCTAATACAGATGATGGTAGTTGTATAGAGATTGTTGAAGGTTGTACTAATGAATTAGCTTTTAATTATGATGAAGAAGCTAACTATGATGATGGATCATGTGAAGCTGTAGTTGTTGGTTGTATGGATTCAATAGCATGGAACTATAATGAAGATGCCAATACAGATGGCGGTGATTGTATATATTTAGGTTGTACTGATTCTTCAGCATGTAACTATAATCCAAATGCAAATGCAGACAGTGGAGGATGTACTTATCCTGATCAATATTATAACTGCAGTGATATATGTATAAATGATGCTGACTCAGATGGAATTTGTGATGAGCTTGAAATACTAGGATGTACTAGTATAGCTGCTATTAACTATATGCCGGAAGCAACTGATGATGATGGCAGTTGTGTTGGTATAATATATGGTTGTACAGATCCCACTGCTTTTAACTATGACGCTACAGCTAATACAGATAATGGTTCATGTGTGCCTATAATATACGGGTGTATAGATAACACGGCTTTTAATTATGATCCAGCTGCTAATACAGATAACGGAACTTGTATAGAGTTTGTATATGGTTGTACTGACACTACAGCTCTTAACTTTGATCCGCTAGCAAATACATTAGATAATTCTTGTTGTTATCTTGGAGGATGTACAGATAGCACTGCATTAAATTATGATGAAGATGCTTGTTTTGATGACGGTAGTTGCGTAGTTATAATAGAAGGATGTGCTGATCCTAATGCATACAATTATGATCCGTTAGTTAATTTACCAGATAATAGCACATGTCTTTATGATGCTGGTTGTTATGGAGGACCTGGAGAACCTTATTGGTTAAATGATCCTTGCTATGCTTGGGTTATAGATGTAGACAGTTATTGTTGTACTTCTATATGGGATGAAACCTGTCAGGCTATGTATAACTATTGTGAAGATGGATGGCCTGTTGATTTAGATGAATTATCAGGTAGTGATATAGTTGTTTATCCAAATCCTACAGCAAACACTTTTACTATAGAAACAAGATTAGATGTTGATGTAGAACTATATAATATGATAGGAGAGCTTATAGAAACAGATGATATTAAAAGAATAGATTTATCAGATAAACCAGATGGTGTTTATAATCTGATTATTACATATGATAAAATAAGAATAACAAAAAAAATAATTAAACTATGAGATATTTAGCAGCATTATGGGTTTTAGTAATTGTAGGTTGTGGATTATTTAATCCCGCAAAGTATAATCCTAATCCAAGACCAGTAGTAGAAGAGTGTTGTCCTAAAGATTCAATAAGAGTTGATACAATAAGATTAACAAACGGAGTAGATCATATTATAATGTTAGATACAGTTAAAGTAAAATGAAAACAATTTTATCCATATTATTACTTTTATCATTTACAATAAATGCACAAGAAGAAAATAAATTTAAGAAAGAACTTAAAAAGACTTTCAAGTTTTCTACATTCTATGCTGCAGTAAACGGTGGCACTTCTATTTCTGATGTAGATATATATTCTATTACAAACGGTTTAGAGACCGATGTAATAGAAACTCCATTTGATTATGCGCTTACTTTAGGTGTAAGAAAAATACAAAGATTTGGTTACGAAAATAAAGCTAAGAGTTTTAAAGATGGAACTGAATCATCTTATTCTGATGGAGCTACAATAGGACGAACAAGGGGGTTTGAGTTTTTATTTGAAGTAGATTATCAACGAAGATTTGGTGATACATATATAGACCAGAATCACTTCTTACGATACCTAGCAGATAAATGGGTTGTTAAAGTAGAATACTTGCAAGACGGTTTTGCTGATGTAGAATACATGGAAGCATCACAACGATATAGACATAAAATAGGAACAAAACTTTCACTTACTGCTGGGGCAGTACAACGAATATCTGAACCATATGGGTTTGATCCACTTGCTGAGTGGGTGTTATCCAATGGAAACTTACACTACACAAACCTTGCTTTAGAGGAAGGGTACACAATTGGCTTTGATCCAACAGGAATAAGCTACTTTGACCCCAATGGAGCTGTCGTGGCAACAAACACACAGATCTGGGAAGAAGTAATTATACCACAGGTTCTTGATGATTATGTTAAAGCAAGTAAAGATGCACTCCCGGTGCAATGGTGTCACTCTGTAGTAATTGGTCTTGACTATTACCATTACACTAGAAAGATCTGGTTACACTCATGGGCAAACGTTCTTCCTTATCATCTTAATACAGGAGGAGATTATTCATATCATAACTTCAATGGCGGTAATTGGATAGACTATTCTGGTGGTTTAATCTTTGGATATAAGATTAACAAGAACCTTGGAGTATTTATAGAAGGTAAATATAACAAGTATTGGAATAGGGACTGGCATGATTTCAAGTTTGGAATAAACTACATCATCCTTTAATTTCTAGTATTTTTTTTGTATATTATTATATAACCAATAATATAAAACTATGAACTGGATAAACAGTTGGCGTGAAGGCAATAAGAAAAATATAATTGACATAACGCATAGAATAGGGTATTTTACCTTAATACAATTAAAATGGAACCCGGGCGTAAAGTTTAGGTTCATGATATTAAATTTTGGATTTGAAATATAATGGCAACAAAAGCACTAAGTCTTAGTTTAAAGTTATCTATAGATGGTACCTTTAATGGTTTATTTAACCTAAATACTACAGAGGATAGTGCTGTTACCTTTGATGATGCAACAGCAGTTAGTCAAAGTGCTACAATAGCAACAGGTGCAGCAACAGTAATTGTAGCTTCTGGTGTTACTGATATAACTTATGTGTATATAAAAAACACTGATAGTGCCAATATTGTAGTACTAAAGACTGATGCTGCTACAGCCTATGCAGATCTTGGACCAGGTGAATTTGCATTTATACCTGTAAAAGGTGCAGTAGGAATAGAAGCTCAAGCATCAGGTGGTGACTGTGTTGTTGAATATGCAACATTTAAAAAAGCTTAAACCAATGGAATTAGAAGGATTAAAAAACGTAAAAATAAGTGCACATAGATCTCAAATGACCTTTTGTGCAAGCTGTAAGAGTTGTCCAGCTATAGACATCTCAACTGAATCTGATAAAGTAGTGGTAGGTGGAGAAGATGAAGGATATACTGAGTTTACAAAAGATCAATTTGAACTTTTTGTAAAAACAGTTAAAGAGGGTGCTTTTGATAGATTCTTTAATAAAGATAAAAAAGAATGTGTTTGTGGAACCACTTCAGATCCTGATGGATATTGTGACGGTTCTCATTCTAATGTTTGTGAAGAAAAGCAAGATCAGAATGAAGATGTTCCTTTTGGTGATTAACTATTAAAATTATAAAATTATGCCTGCAAATTTAAGAAAAGCTGGGATTTCATATCCACAACCTTATTATAACCAAAGAGGACAAAGAGTTCCTGGTATGACATATGCTCAACCTGGCACTGAAACAGGAGGTGATAAATCTTTTACAGAATCTTTTACAGAAGCTAGAACTTCTGGTACTGGTGATTTTACTCATGATGGTGCAACACATAGTACTGGTGTAAAAACTGATACAGGTTTTACACCTCAAACTACAATGACTGATGATCAGCTTTCACAAAAAGCATATGGAGTTACTGGAATGCCTCAATCAGTTCAAGGAGTTACTGGATCAAAAGCTCCAGGAATGGTAGATACTCCTGTAGTAGATTCAACAGCTGCTGAGCAAATAACACAGAGGTTAGGAGGTAGAATATAATGGGTTGGATACAAAAAGCTACTGCTAGTATAAAAAGAAGAGGTACTGAAGGTGTTTGTACTGGTGATAAGTTTGGTAGTGAAAGTTGTCCTCCTGGAAGTAAAAGGTATAATTTAGCCAAAACCTTTAAAAAAATGGCTAAGAAAAAATGTGGCGGAGGGTTCCAATGTGGAGGAGCTGTTGGCCCAAATGGTATATTATAGTTATTAATTAAATTAAAAAATAAAATTATGGGACTTTTTGGTAGAAAGCGTATTAAATCCCGAGATGCACAAGGTAGAAAAATAGTTACCGTTGTGGATAAAAGAGGTACAGTACGTAAAACAAAGATTAAAGATAAAAAAAATCAAATTACAACTAAAGAAAGATATGATAGATCTGGTAACCTTATAAAAAGAAAGGCTAAAGGTAAATATATTAAAAGATTTAAAGCTAAGACTAGTAATCCTACTTTTGATCAAAGTGTATTTAATGATAACCAGACAATTGCAAGAACAATAAATAGTGTAGCGTCTAATCCTATTCTTAATGCTAAGAGAACTGAAATTGTTACTAATGGTAATGATAATCAGAAAAAAGCTCAAAATGTTGATACTAAGAAAGTGGAGGAAACTAAGAAAGTAGATGATACTAAAAATGTAGATACTACTAAAAAAGATGATACTACTAAGAAAAATGATTCTAATGATATTTCTTTTAGCCAAGCTTATAGAACTCAAAGAGATAAGAATACAGCAGCTGGTATAGATCATTATGGTGATGATGCAGGATATTTTGAGTGGAGAGGTAAAATGTATAATACTGAATCTAAATCTGAAAAAGAAGCAAGATTAAATCAAGGTAATGATGATACAGAAGTTATAAATACTGATGATCAAACTACTGATACAGGTACTACTGATACAGGTACTACTACTGATCCTACTATTACAGGTGAGAATGAAACTGAAACTACAGAAACACCAGATAATAGTGAACCATCAGATTCTACTGTAACAACACCTACTGGTACTATTTCACAAGAACTTAGTGATTCACTTCAAAATCAAAGTGATACTATTCAAAGAAGAGGTGGTAGCAGCGGTAGTTATAGAAGATACAGAAGTGGTGGTGCTGTAGGTCCAAATGGTGTATTATAAACCATGGGTATACTAGGAAAGATTTTCTCAGGTGCCGGAAGCAACCTGGTAGAATCAGTAGGTGGTGTGATAGACAACCTAGTAACTACAGATGATGAGAAAAAGGAAGCCAAAAGAAAACTAAAAGAGCTCATTCTTAATCATGAGGCTCAGATGGAGAAGAACATAACTGACCGTTGGACGGCAGATATGAATTCTGATTCTTGGCTAAGTAAGAATGTTAGACCAATGGTCCTTATATTTTTAATTGTGTGCACTATGTTATTGATATTTATTGATGCTGGTGCACTCAGTTTTGAAGTAGAAGAAAAATGGACTGATCTTCTACAATTAGTATTAATAACTGTAATAGGTGCCTATTTTGGCGGTAGAACTGCTGAAAAGTTTAAGAAAAAGAAAGAATAATGGCAGCAAGAAAAAATACATTTACTTTCATGCCCAATCCACATAGAAAACACGGGCGTGTAGCAAAAAGTAAGACTACTTTCAATAAAGGAGGTAGTAACTATACTAAAAAGTATAGAGGTCAAGGAAGATAGTACACCCAGTAGGACTTGAACCTACAACCTACAGCTTAGAAGGCTGTTGCTCTATCCAATTGAGCTATGAGTGCATAAAAAAGAGGGACAATTAAGTCCCTCTTCTCATATATGGAGGTATTTGGTTTTAATCACCTCTTTCTTTGATGAGGCCTTTAATGATTATAAGATAATTTATGGCATCTCCTATTTTCTCATCTAAGAGTTCATCAGTTGGGACTTCATCAGAAACTTTACTTATAATAGTTTTGATTGACTCAAAATGTTTACAAGCATAGTTCCAGGCTACACCTTCTGGTGTACTTTGAAAAGAAAAACCTACACCCTCCTTAAATGACTTAAATACATCTAGGTCAGTAGCATATTCATTCATTTTATGATCATAGGTTTTTCTGCTCTTTTCAAAGGTATCTTCAAGCAGTTTTTTAAACTCCTTAATTTTCATTGTTAATATTGTCTACTATTTCGTCATTATCTATTATAGTAAAGTTATCAACATTTTCATTATTTGGGTTTGGATTATCTTTTATAATAAAGTTATCCACATTTTCCATTGGCTTTTTTTTCATTTTTAAAAATTTTTAAATTAAACAATAAAAAGCTATAGGTCCCTACGGAAAATGGAAATAAACCATAGGGAAAATTCCTATAGTTTACGTAATACTCATAAAGTTAAAGATCTTCTCCATAACATTTCTTCATATAATTAATTAACTTTAACTCAACCCAAGTTACGGATTCAGCTATTGTGGTTAATATGAGGGCTGTTGCCCAGAATAGTATAATGATCATAAGCAAAAAGGTTCCACTTATAAATCCAATGCAAGTTATAAAAAATTTTGTAATATTTTTCAAAATATGTATCTAATTTTATTCCAAGGTATTATTTTTCCGTGTTCTTCTATGAAGGTATCTATAAATGTTTTTTTTAAATCTCTTTTATATCTTATATTTTTTCCTCCATATTCAGATATTTTTGTTTCTTGAAACTCTGGTTTCCATAGATCTAATTCTGTTCTAGGGTGTTTATGAGAGTTTCTAAAGTGTTTGTTTGCATTGTGTGTTAAAAATATACATTCAGCAAATACATTATCTTTATCTTCAATATTATTATTTATTAATTCAAAAAGCTCTTCATAGTCATCTAACCATCCTTTATATACTATAATAGGACTAAAATTAAGATGTACTTCATAACCAGCTTTTTTAAATTTATCTACTGCTTTTATTCTTTCTATTATACTAGATGTATTTGGTTCATGTAATTTTCTTTTTTCTTCAGGCATCATACTGAATCTAATTCTTATTTTTTTTTCTGGATTATATTCAAGTAATTTTGGGTTAACATATTTAGTTGCAAATGTTGCCATTATATCATCATGAGCTTTAAAAAAATTAAATATTTCTTTCCAATCATGATGTTTAAGGTGAAGAGCAAAGTCTTCATTGCAACTTATGTCATAAGTGATGTATTGTGAGTGTGTTTGATTTGGTTTTTTTACTTCTGATTTAGCAAATATTGCATGTGTATTTATTTCT